AATTTTTGCCTTATTTCAGGATCAAAGCTATCATCAGACCAAAACTTTTCATTTAGAGTTTTGTTGTAGATCTTCACACTTATATTTATTAAAAAAGCCCGAAGAGGTCTACTCTACGGGCTCTTTTAATTTAATTATTGAGCTTTTTTTTATTCGAATGCACTTTGGCCGGACTTAAGATCACCAACCTTGTTACTTCCACCAGTTCCCATATTTACATTGTGATGAAGCTCAGAACCAGGATCAACTGTTCCAGAAGCTGTTTTGCTTTTAGCAGCTCCTTTTGACTTTAAGTTACCCACTTTGTTCTTTCCACCTGTTCCCATATTAACTGTATGATGAAGTTCAGAACCAGGATCAACTGCTTCTTCATCCTCTTCATAAGATACAGGAGCTTCAAAGTCCTCATCAGGCTCTTCTTCACCACCTCCAAGTGCTCCTTCACATGCTTTATGTAATTCCTCACAACAGGCTTTAGAGATTGTAATTGTAACAGTATCACCATCATCATCTCCACCATCGTCATCTACGTCGATTCCAAGGGCTTCAATTTCAGACATGTCCTCGGCATCTTCAAATTCACCGAAGTTTTCATTAACCATTACTTTATTATAAAGTTTATCAAATACAGAAGGTTTGCTCATAAAATTATTTAGGCCATCTCGTGCAATTTTCTCGTGTTCTCCTAAAATTTCTTCATCTTCTTCGTTATCCTCTTCACCTTTTTTATGTTTTTTATCTTTAGCAGCCTTTTTCATAGACTCTTTTTTATCACCATCCCCATCTAAATCAATGTAATCAGGTTTCTCTTCATCTTCTTCATCTTCTTCTGGGCCTACAATACCTGATGTTGCTACTTGACCGAAAGTTGGACCTGTTGGCTTAGGACCTTGACAATCTACTGGATCATTTCCGTCTCCATATGAATATCCCTTTATATTATAGATGTTATCTTTTTTATCTTTATCAGACATATTTTCAAGATCAACGAGAGGCTTTCGAAATCCTCCTTCTTCTTCAGGTCCTCCCTTTACTAGAGGAGCTTCTCCTGTAGTTCCTGCAGGAACATCTTCGTTAACTACTACTTGTTTGAAGACATCTCTATATGCTTCACCTAATGACATAAAGTCTTTTCCTTTTGACATGTAATTATTTATGCTCCTTACTAAATATTTCTGTGGCTAGACAAGATAATATGTTCTATATGGGTAATAAAAATTTACCCAACGTTAACTGGAAGGGTGAATATACTAAAGAACAAGTAAAAGACCTTAAAAAAGCAAGTAGTAATATATTATACTTTGCTGAAAACTTCTTTCATATTATTAACCTAGATAGAGGTAAAGAGAAGATTCAGCTTTATAAGGCTCAAAAGAGAGCTTTAAGAAAGATGAGAGATAATCGTTTCTTTTGTCTGCTAGCTTCAAGACAGATAGGAAAGTCTACTATGATGACGATCTATATTTTATGGCAAGCATGCTTTAATAATGATCAACGCATACTTTTAGTAGCAAACAAAGAAGCTACCGCTATTGAGATATTTCAGAGAGTTAGAATGGCGTACGAAGAGCTGCCTAACTGGTTAAAGCCTCCTGTAAAGGAATATGCTAAGACATCTATGACCTTAGAAAATGGTAGTCGTATAGGTATAACAACTACTACTGGTACAGCTGCTCGTGGTCAATCTGTTAACTGTCTAGTTATTGATGAGATGGCATTCATCGAGCCTCATTTAGTAGAAGAGTTTTGGAAGTCAGTATTTCCTATTATTACCTCTTCTAAAAAATCAAAAGTATTTGTTTGTTCTACTTCTAATGGAAGTGCTAATTTATTCTATAAGCTTTATACTGGTGCCGTAGAAGGAGAAAATGGATGGGCACATGATAAAATAAAATGGGATGAAGTACCTGGAAGAGATAAAGAATGGGCTCAAGCTACTAAAACTGCTATTGGTTCAGCAGAAGCATGGTTGCAAGAATTTGAATGTGAGTTTATTCACTCCGGGGAATCTTCTCTTGATGATGATCTATTCGAGGAAATGATGTCAAAGGTAACTGAACCTAAAATTATATTAGATGAAGGTCATTATAAGATTTGGGAAGAGCCAGATGAGAGTAAAGTGTATGTAGCAGGGGTAGATATATCTGAAGGTGTAGGTGTTGATTCATCTGTTATTCAGATTTTAGACATAACTGATATAAAAGATATAAAGCAAGTGGCCATCTATAGAAACAATCAGATACCCCCTTTAGAGTTTACTAATAGATTATACAAGATTTTACGTAACTGGGGGTCTCCCTTGGCTCTCATAGAGAGAAACAATTGTGGCGCACAGGTCGTGGATAGGTTATCAGAAGATTTAGGCTATGATAAAATAGTATCATATGGTAATAAAAATGCTCATCGTAGAAATGTAATGAGGGGAATGATAGCCCATACTAATTCTAAATATAAAGGTGTTCTTAATATGAGATACTTTATGAATGAAATAAGAGTAGTTACTATAAGAGAAGAAGATACAGTAACTGAACTAAGAAACTTTGTAAGGTATCCTAATGGTACTTGGAAAGCTAGAGCAGGTTTTCATGATGATAGGGTAATGGCTATGCTTTATGGGTTGTTTATTCTAGAGAAAGAGATTACTGAAAGATTCTTTGATATAGTAGAAGTAGATGATATGGGCAAACCTTCTGTTATCGAGCCTATGGACTTCGGTATTCAATATTTTGAAGATCCTACCTCTATCTATCTTGATGAAGAGATTACAGGCATAGGATCTAATAATGTATCCGCTGTAGTGTTTGGCATGGGTGGTGATGAAGTGTCAGACGATATGGATGATTTAAGATCTGCAGGATTTACTTTCTTAGGTGAAAATCCACAAGATAATTGGCAAGCGGGTATACCTAGGCAGCTATAAATATATACATGGCAAGGAATACTATGCAGCAGTCGATGCTGAACAAATCTAGAGCTGATAAGTTTTTATTAGTTTTTGATGTACCACCGATTTTAAAGGAATTTAGTAAAAAGTTTAATCAAACTAATGACAGTTTAATTCCCGACTCAGTTCAATTTTCAATATTCGGTGCTGCAGTACCAGAAGTTAACGTACCTGCAGTAGAGAACAGGTATGCAGGTAATACTTTATATGTATCTTCTCATTCAAAAAACCCTTATCCTCCAGTAACTATAGGGTTTAAGATAGATAATGAGTATAAAAATTACTACGCGATATACTCTTGGCTTAATTTACTACATGATCAATACGATGGAAGGTATAATGCTCGTGAAATAAATGAAAATAATCCAGATTTTCAGGATTACCAAACAGATTTAACTATTTTTGGTAAGGACGAGTTCAATAATAATCGTATCAAATTCACTTATACTAAAGCATTTCCCACTACAGTTGACGCTATAAACTATAGTTATACAGATGCTGATGAAATTACCTCAGGATTCACATTTGTCTACTCACAATTACACACAGAAGTTATCGATTTTTGAAATTATTAACCTGAATTAGGATAAATAATTTTATGGCACAGCGTACTATTAACTCACCTGGAGTAGAAATAAGAGAATCTGATCTTTCCTTTACAACACCTGCAGCTGCCGGAACTAGCGTTTATGTTACTGGTTTCGCTCAACAGGGTCCCATCGACGAAGTCTTACTTATATCCACAAAGCAAGAATTAGTTCAAATCTATGGTCCTCCTACTAATGCAGCAGAAAAATACTTTCATTATACTTTAACCGAACTACTCAATTCACCTGCTACTGTTTACGCTGGTAGACTGCCATATGGTAGAGGCGCTGGAGATGGATTTGGATCTAAGTATTCTGCTTTAGCTTATTCAGTTTCAGCTATTAAAGTTGAAGATGACTTTAAAGTAGCAGCTACTTCAACAATTTCACTAGCAAATTCTGGTTTATTCGTAGTAGGTGCACCTTCACACTTTGAATTGACAGAATCTCAATATTTACAATTATTAGATGGTTCAGGTTTAACTTGGACGAATGATTCACAAGTTGCTTCAGTTCCTCCCACTGCTTTTGCAGATATTGGTAACGCTGGATTTATTGTATTAAATAAAACTCAATTAGCTAATAATCAAGGATTTGAAGGTACTTATGTAGGAGTATTAGACAATTCACAAAACCCTGCTACACCTTTTCAAGCTGTTACTGGTGTTAAAGTAGTAACTGCTGAAAGTAGCCCAGCAACTGGACCAACAAGTTATACGGCTTTACCAACACAAACATTAACATTTAACTTATCCTCTTCTGCTACAGACGGTTCAGGTCAAAGTATATCACGTGTAATGGAAAATCTAACTGATTATGACTTAGATGGTGATGCATTTACTGATTATATTCAATTTGGAGTATTTAAACTTCGTAAGTCGGTTTATGCTAATGAAGCAACAAAACTTGATTATGTATTAACTGATATTGTTGCAGGTTCTATAAATGCAAATAGAACACAACTTAATCCAAAAGGCGGTGCTGATGTTACGGCTTTCATAGGTAATCAAGACTCGCAAAATATTAAAGTCTTAGTTAATGATAATATATCTAATCGCATAGCAGGTAATACAGGTCTAAACGATAATAGTATTCCTAAAGTAAAGCTTAAAACAAAAGGAGGGTTGAGAGATTCAACTTCTGGTAATACTGGATTAGTAATACCGTTTGCTTCACATGCTGGTGCTCCTAATGGAGTAGCTAACAATGGATTAGCTAATATTACTAATACAGCAGATCTATTTCCGCTCGGTCAATTTACTAATCAGAAAGTAACAGATAAGATTCTTGGAGACATTCCTACTAAGATTGAAAGATCTCTTGATAATGTTAAGAACGACGAAGTTTATAATATTGATGTAGTAGTTGAAGGTGGACTTGGAACTATTCATGCAGTTGCAAGTGCTTCTGCTACACCTGCATATTATGATGATGAAGATTATAGCTCAAATATTGCAACTGCTGTTAATGGATTAAGAACTTCAGGTGATATATCAGGTACTGCTTCTTCAGTTCTTTTAAGAAATAATTACTCTACAATCTTTAATAAGTTTGAGAAGTTTGTTAAGCCACCATACGAAGGTGGTGATAGAGGTGATTGTATTTTTGTAGCAGATCCTATTAGACAGATCGTTATTAAAGGAGCTAATACTAAGCCGTTAGCTGATAAGACAAAGAATTTCCAAACAGAAATTTACTGGCCTATTAGACATCAGTTCGAGAATGAAAATACTTCTTATGCTACAACTTATGGTAACTGGATGGCAGTAGCTGATAGTTATGCTGGTAAGCAATGCTGGGTGCCTTCTTCAGGCTTTGCAGCAGCTGCAATGGCTAGAACAGATGCAGTAGCATTCCCATGGTTTGCTCCAGCAGGCTTTACTAGAGGGTTAGTTTCATTTGCTAATGATATTGCAGTTAATCCTAATCAAAAGCAGCGTGATGAACTTTACAAAGCTAACATTAACCCAATTGCTCAATTCCCAGGATCGGGTATAGTAATATTTGGTCAGAAGACTTTACAGAAGAAGCCAAGTGCATTCGATAGAATTAACGTTAGAAGATTGTTCTTATCATTAGAAAGACCTACTAAGCAGCTATCTCGTCAGTTTGTATTTGAGCAGAACTCAGAGTTTACTAGAACTAGATTAGTAAATGCTTTAACACCTCTGTTTGAAAGAGCTAAGAACAATGAAGGATTATTTGATTACTTGATTGTTTGTGACGAAAGAAACAATACTCCAGCAGTTATCGATGCTAATGAGCTTGTGGTAGATATTTACCTTAAGCCAACGAGAACAGCAGAGTTTATCTTAGTTAACTTCTATGCTACAAGAACAGATGCCAATTTCCAAGAGTTAGTTGGCGGTTAAACAATAAGAACTATTAAATATTATTATGGCAACAACAATTCAAAACTTCTTTACTAAAGCAGCCGAAAATCAATTTTCGAGAGATTTTCTATTTAGAGTTAGAAACATTACATTAGCAGGTGGAGTTACATTTGTTGGTGATAACGATCTAGTTTATGCAAAGACAGCGCAGTTACCTGGAAGAAACATAGATAGCAAGGTAGTTAACTATTTTGGACAAGAGTTTCAGGTGCCTGGTAGATCTACTTATCCTGAAGCTGGAGGTTATACAATTAGTTTTTATCACGATGAAGATTGTACGTTAAGAACTAAATTTGAAGCTGCTTCTAGAATTGTTTTTAATAACGAAACATCAATTGGTCAATATGGTATGCCTGGTGAAGAGTCAATAATTAACTTAGTACAAGTTGATAAACAACTTAACGATGTTAGAAATATTGAACTTGTAGGTGCTTCTCTTAGAAATGTAGGAGCCGTAAGTTATGATATTGCTGATGGTTCAGGTGATGTATTAAGCTTTGATGTAACCTTTGCATTCCACTTCTATAGAGACTTTGCCCTTTCTTAACTACACTCGCGATTAAATATTATTAATGGCGTTTGAGCAGCAAGATTTTCTCGATAGGTATAGCTATAGTGAAAGGTTCTTTCTTTCGCATCCCTTTCTTTGGAAGATAGAATTTCTATATGAGGGTGCGGATTTAATACCTAACATTAATAAAGCTATTACTAAAGCGTATAAGCAAGACGCAAACAATTGGAAAGCCTCTACTGAACCAGATGCATTTACTGAAAATGGTAATATATTAGTAGCTAGAACAGTTAACGTTCCTAACGAAAATTCTCAATTTGATATCGCTGGTCAGCAAAATATGGGAGGCTTCTTACCTGGCTATGCTTTAAACAAAAGAGCAGACTTCTTATCTAAAAACTTAGCTATAAACTTTTTTGATACTGTTGATGATATTGAACATTTCTTCTTTAGACCCTGGATGATAGCTTTAGGTATAGATGGTTTACTAGAGAGAAATTTATTATGTCCTAAAGTTGTATTAAGACAATATGACAATAGAATGCGTTTACGTAAAGGATATGAGTTTAGAGAAGTCTTTCCTACTAACGTAGAAGGTTATCAGTTATCTTATAATGATGAAGAGTTTCAAGAAAAGTCGGTTACTTTTGCATTTAGAGATTATAAGCCTTTACGTACAACTGGTCAGGCTTTACCTTTTGCGTTTTAGTAATAATTATTAATATGCAATGTGAGTTTAAACTTCCTAATGGTAAGGAAGTAATTACTAAAGAGTTCTTATTTAAAGATGCTAGAAAGTTCTTTTACAAATCTTCACTTGAGCATAGTTTAGATAAATTAGAAGATTTTATTATTACAGAAAATTTAAATGCTTTAGAAAAATTTATAACTCTTCTCTATCTTAGAGAGAGATGTCTAAAGAAAACCTTCAATATTAATATTAAAGGTACAGATAAAGATGTAGGTATTGATTTAGTAATAAAGAATTTTGATGAGATAATTGATATAAGAGAGGAAAAGGAGGTAGATAATCTTAAATTAGTTTTAGACTACCCATCAAAGTTTTTAGTCAACACTGATAATATTTTTAGTGTAATAAAAGAAATTAAAATGGGTGATGATGTTATGGATTTAAGTAATGTGTCCAATCAAGAACTTATTGATATAACTAATAATTTACCTACTGAAGTTCTCACCGTAATAGACCAATTTATAAAAGATAACAAGCATGCTCTTGAATATACTTTAATTCCTAAT